ACTAGCATCACTTGAAAAAACATCTAAAGAAGCTGAAGGACTTGAAGTTCCTATACCAACATTCCCTGAACCATCAATAACAGCACCAGTAGCATTAGGTCCAAAGAAACCAATCTTATTTCCAGAATCCACGCTATGTATACCACCGACATCATCAGTTGAACTTGCTCTTTTAAAAGATACTATAAGACCATCATTACTTCTGTTAAATACTGCTGCTGCAATTCCAGTACCATTAGCTTGTAGCTTTGCGTTTGCTGTACCAAAATTTGATGTGGTATCTATTAATAATCTTCCTGAACTATCAATACGCATTCTTTCTGTTGATGCTGTTGCGAATGCTAAAGTATTATCTGCTACTCTAAAAACTGATGCATCACCTGTAGGTACTGAAATATTAGACCTTCCAATAAAAGCATCTGCTGTTATATTACCTGCAACATCTAGCTTTTGTCCCGGACTTGCAGTTCCTATGCCAACCGAGCCACCATCTAAAATAGTAAATACTTCTGTTGTGTTATCAAATACATTTAATAAATCAGCACTACCAGTTCCTTTTATAAGTGCTACTGGATTTGTATTATTATCAGAAACAATCTCTAAATCTGCTGCTGCACCTGTAAGTGATTGAAATCTATTTGCAGATGTGTAAGCCTGTAATTTTCCAGCAGGACTTGTAGTTCCCAGACCTAAATTTCCTGAACTATCAATACGGACTTTTTCTGAGCCATTTATATGCCAAGTATGTGCTGCTGATGCACTACCTGTCCCAATATCGTGAACATTTACAAAATCAGAAGCTAAGTACCAATTATGTGCTTGTGCACCTGCTGTTAAAGTAATTCCACCCGTGCTATCTTCTGCACCATCAATATGAAGTCTTGATGTTGGACTTGTAGTTCCTATACCAACTCTATTATTTGTAGCATCAACTTTAAGCGTTGAAGTATCAAAAGTAGCATCTCCTGAAACTGTAAGACTTGATAATGTTCCAACACTTGTAATTTGAGTTTGAGCAGCATCTACTGATAAAGTTACATTGTTACCAGAAGCACTTGATGTTAAACCTGTACCACCTAAAATTCCTAGAGTCTCACTATCTAAATCAATAGAAATACTTGTTGAACCATCTGAAACGTCTAAATCTTCTGCTGTTATTTGAGCATCTACATAGGCTTTAATTGATTGTTGAGTTGCTAATTTAGTAGCAGAGTTTGAAGCCATATTATCTTCATCTTTAATACCAGTAACAGTTGCGCCATCTCCAGCAATGTTAAGACTTGTATTAGCTACTATGGTTGTACCTGTAATAGCTCCTGCACTTGATCCACCAATGACAGCTCCATCGACTGTTCCGCCATTGATGTCTATTGTTGAAAAAGTTGATGTTCCAGTTGCAGATAAAGTACCTGCAAGTGTTAATGTTTTACCAGAACCTACATTAAGACCAACACTTGTGCCAGATCCAGCAGCCGCAAAAATAGCATCAACTGAATCTAAATCATTGTTTATCTTTGTACCCCAGGTATCGGTTGATGCACCGACCTCTGGCTTTGTCAGGTTTAAGTTAGTAGTAAATGTATCTGCCATAAATCTTTCCTCTATGCTGCTTCTTGGTCATCAAGGTCTGTCCAGGTTGTTGATGAACTTGTTTGATCTGACCATGTTGTCTCTTGTGTTGTCTCATCTGTCCATGATGTTGTTGGGTTGTTTATATTGGTCCAACTTGTTGTTACTATTTGATCTGTCCATGTTTCAGGCGGAACAACACTATCTGTCCATTTTAAACTACCAATCGCAGAAAAACTAGATGTTTGTGTAATTGTAGACGTTGCTCTATCAATTTGTTCGCCTATAGCTACAAAATCTGATGTTTGCGCTATGGTTGCGCTTGCTAAGAAGGTAAATCTACCAGTAGCAGTCATATCAGATACAACTGGTCCAATAGATACACCTCTATCTATTTGATGACCTGTAGCGGTCATACTAGATGTTTGTGCTAATGTGCTAGCGCCTAAATGAATACGATGACCAACACCAGTCATACTGCTGGTTTGCGCTAGTGTAGCTGATCCTAAGTCTATTTGTGTGCCGACTGCTGTAAAGCTAGAGGTTGCTGCAATAGTTGCAACACCACGATCTATTTGTTTACCAACTGCTGTAGCTGAAGAGGTTTGCGCTATTGTGGCTGCGCCAAAATGATAAACGGGAGATCCATAATGGGATTTCCCGTAAGTATATTCACCATAGCCTACTGAGGCCATATTATTACGCTAATGTAATGTCGAGATCACCAGCATCAAATCTAAACACATCTCCACTTGAAACAACCTTGCTTGCTGTTAAGTTTGCATAAGCTAATAGATTGCCTGAACTTGAGGCATCTAAAATACCAACTGCGACTACTGTGCCATAATCTGCTGTAGCTGTAGGATATTCAATTGCTGCTGCGTTGGTTGCTGTTGTTGGGTTTGTGCCAGATACATTGAATGTAGCAGTTTGTCTTGCATACGCGCCACCAGATACTTCAGTTCCACCGCCTGTGTCAGTTGGTGCAACAGTATATAAAGCTACATATAAAGTAGATGGTGCGGTATAAGCACTTCCACCAAAAACGTGATCTAAAACTTTATCTTCTAAATAGTCTGAAAATCCAGCCATAATTACTCCTAATTATTATTCCAATAATGTATATTCTTTCGAGCTTTTCCGTAAGTTCTTCTTCTTTGTACCAAAGATCCTTTACCAAATTCAGCTTTTTCTTGCTGTAATCTCATCTCTTCTAACGCTTTTTCAAAAGCAGTATGGAAAAGAGGGACTCGATCATCTTCCATAAGAAATATTGATGCGTGCTTTAATGCTCCGTATAAGTAAACATCTGGGTGTGTATTAGATACAAAGTTAGATGTTGTCGAATCAGAAAGGGCATCAATCTTTCCGTAGTAAGTTAATTGTAATGTATAACTTGCGTCAGGGGTAGGTGCAAGTTCTATTGAATCATCAACCAATGCAAAATATATTGGTTGACCAGTTTTATTGTTAATAGATTTTCTGTAAACATCTAAGGATTCAATAGACATTTGCATGAGTGGTCTAAAATCATTTGAGGTGATTTCAATGTTTATAGCCTCTAACCAATCGGATGGTACAGATAGATATTGAGAATCTGCTGTTGCAGTAGCTCTTTTAATCATTTCTTTAGTACGCAATCTTCTGTTTAGTTCTGCTTCAGTTTGGTCAATAAATATGTCCATCTCACTTGTTAAATCTGATCTATTTAAGAAGTTTGCTATATTTGTTTTTAATTCACTATACGTCATACTCTGCCATTCCAAGTTCTAAATACTTTATTATCAGGGTTATTGAGCCATTTTTTCCATTCACTCATATCATTAGCCCAACCCTCTCTACAGGCTTTTTGATACACAACTAAAGGAACTTCAGCTACATGACGTAAATCTTTACCAGGTTTATTATCTGCAAGATGTTTGCAATGTTCTATAACTGGTTGGACATTTTGTTTGGTGTGATAAACAATTTTATCATCCTCAGTAGCAAATTCGTGAGAATAATTCTTTTTGTAGTCTATAAGTGTTCTTCTAGCCATGAATAGATTTTATCATTAACTGTGGCTATTTTGCTATTAATAATAAAAAAAGGGGATAAACAATAATGTCTATCCCCAGCACCCTAATAAAAACTTAAGATGTTGATAAGTCAGCAACTACACCATGTGCGGCTTCGTTACTTACTTCTAGTCCGTATTCAACTACGATCATTTTTGTCTCAGCATCACCGATAGTAGCAATATCTACAGTTTGGAAATTTCTTAGATATGCAACTTTAGCGAAATCTGGATCAACTAAAAGAAGTGATCTTTCTCTTGATCTGTTTGATGGAACGATTTTAAGTTCACCAAAATCAGATGAATAGATTGATACAGATGCTTCAACTGTATTAGCATCAACAAATTGTCTTGCTTGAGTTCTACCTGTAAAACCAGAAATAACTTGTTTGTTATGTGGTCCACAAATAGCCAATGATGGTTCACCACCATTAGTGAAAGCAAGTTCTAAAACGTCTTTTAAAAGAGTTTCAGTTAATGCTCTTTGAGTTCCGTCAGTTGGAGCAGCTCCACTTCCTGTTGAAGCACCACCTGTTCCTCTTGAATCATTTGATGTAATCCAAGATTCAAAACCACCAGTTACCCTAGCTGTTGTAGCGTTACCAGTTGTTTTAGCTCCTTTTTGACATAGAGCCTCTTCCATATCTCTTTTGAGAGCTTTAGACATGATAGCAAGCTGATGAGCCATTTCTGACCTTTTACCTGCTGGATCTGAACTCTCTTGAGATCCTGTTACAGTAGCATCTCTTTTTGAGATCATACATACGTTGCTCGCTCTTACAGTAGCAGTTGATGCTGCTCTTGAAAGTTCGAACCCTTCTAATTCTCCACTTGCACTTGGTGTAGGTAGAGATTCTGTTTGCCAATCAAACACCACATTACTTACGTTTCTTGTACCTATTGAGGACATGAACGGAGTTTGCATTGGAGAGATGTTGTAAATGATATTACTTAAATCTTCTCTATCAGCTGTAGCGGTGTAAGTATCAAAAGCGTTAGTTACTTTTGCCATAATATACTCCTAAAAATTACTTTAACATTTGTTCAAAAACTTTAGCCGCATCTGAGGGTTTCCCAGTTTTGGCCAACCTTTGTTTTGCTTTTTTCACAGGAGTTACAGATTTTGGTCGGTTCGTAGTACCAGGTCTTGCAACCCGTGCTTTTGCTTTTTCAGTTGGTTTTTTCTTTACCGCTTGTTGAGTTTTATTGTTCAACCAAGCATTTCTTAAACCAAGCAAAGCGCGGTAGTCATATACAGCATCCATCTCTTGAGGTGTATAACCTAAGACATTGATTCCATATTCTCGAATCGCTAGCTTTTCCTGTTGCGCGGTTTCAGGATTTTGCCACTCTGGAATAATCTCTAAAAGTTTTTGCTGTCCTTCTTGCACCATTAGTGCAATTTGTTCTTGCTGTTTAGTGTAGGCTTCTTGTTGAATCCTTTGCTGTTCAGCTTGTACAGCTTGTAACTTTTGTTTTTTCTCATCCCAAAGTTGCTTTTCTCGAACATAGCCAACGGGATCATCCTCATATAACTTGTTCCAATCTGGCTCGTTTGCCAAGTCGCCCTTAATCTGAGCTTCCATCTTCGGTAACAACTGCGAATAAATCGCATCTCTTTGCGCAACCTCTTGAGCTTGCTCTTCAACAGTTTTTCGCTGTTGCGCTAACTCTTGAGTTTTACGCGTGTAATCTTGCTGACGTGAATATCCGTTTTGGAGTTCCTCCAACGTAACCTCTATCTCTTGTCCGTCTACTCTGACTGTATACAAGGGAGGTTGTTCTTGGTCGTCCTCAATTTCCTGTTGTTCTTCGTCATCAATTTCGTCATCTAAATCTGATTCTTCATCTGCTTCAACTAATTCTTCAGTCTCTTCAGATACTTCCTCTTCTTCAATGACTTCTTCTACTTCAGTTTGACTTGCTTCTTCAACCTGTCCCTCTTCTGCGGGTGTTAAGAAACTTTCAAAAGCTGTAGTAGCTAATTCCTTATCGGTCTGTAAAGCAGTCGGTTTTCCGTTATTGCTCATAAAATACTCCTAAATATGTATTATTTATAATATTTTATATGAATTTTTTATAAAAGGAAAAGAAATTATCCTATGTTTCTTATCTTATTGATATGTGTTCTGGTAAGTTTACCTTTCTCTGCAAGGATTCTTAGATGTTTTTCAATCTCTGGTATTAATAAAATAGCTTTATGTAGATTTTCTCTAACATCAACGTCTGAACTTTTGTTAGAAGATAACCAAGCATCTATGTATTCTTGTTTTAAATTTTCCATAACTTCTTGAAAAACGTCTGAAGTTAAAATCTGTTCTGCTTGTTGTGCTTTTACTGCTTCTTCGTGTGTAGGCATATTATCTAGACATTAAACCAATAGGCATCGCTCTTACTGGTGATCTTCCTGTTCTAATCGGTGAAACTATTTGATCTACTATTGGTGTAGGTGTTGTAACTACTGGAGCTGATACTACTGGGGTTGGAGCTGATACTACTGGAGCAACTGGTCCAAGACCAGGACCGCCAATAGATATTGGAGGTGGTGGTTTTGTTGGATCAAATGGTATGCTTGGACCAACGGGTAGTGCTGAATATATTGGTTCAGGCATTGTGATTGATATTTCTGGTAAAGGCATAGGTTGTTGATTTTCTAAAACAGCAAGCCTTTCTCTTAAAGCAGCATCATCATAAGTTGGTATATCTCCAATTATTTGTCTATTAATATCTATTTGTCTTTGTAAATCACTAGGATCGAACTGTGGCAAATTTAATATTTGTTCTTGCAATAAACCAATTTGTTGCTGTAAACCTGATGGATCAAACTGTGGAATACCTCCAATCTGTTGTTGTAAACCACCAATTTGGCTATAAATTCCTGATGGATCAAACTGTGGCATTTCTCTAGTTTCTAATAAACCTATTCTTTCTCTTATATCTGTAGGATCAAACGTTGGTCTTTCTTGTAAAGCTGTGATTTGTTCTTGTAATCCACTTGGATCAAACATTGGTGTTTCTCTTTGCTCAAGCAAACGTATTCTTTCTTCAAGTGGCGTTGGATCAAATGTTGGCGCTTCTTGTATAAAACCAATATCTTGTAACAATCCTCTTATACCCTCTACATCCAAACCTTCTGGACCTCCGATTGAGATTGGTGGGGTTGGCTTTAGAGTTTCTCCCCTGAAATCAAAACCTGGTGTACCACCTGCATATTGGATTGGATCTGGGGTTATGACCTCTGGTAATCGAGGTGGTAAAAATATTGGAGGTGCATCTATTGGAGGTGCATCTGGTGGTGGTAAATCTATTATTGGTGGCGGTGTTGGATCATCATCAACTATGGGTGGTATTACTGGTGCTGTAAGATCAGCTTGAGTATATCCCATTGGAAACTCTGGTGAGAAAC